GATCCGTCGTACACCAATATCCCCACTGGTACTCGTACCGATGGTACGCAGCGTTCTTTCACGGAGTCGATCCTGAAGAACGTGATCCAGCTTGCGTGGACACAGGGTGGTAATCCGAAGACGCTGATGGTTGGCGCACTCGGCAAGCAGGTGACTTCGGGTTTCTCGGGTATTGCTGAGAAGATCATGCAGCAGACCGCCCCGGAAGTGACCGCGATTATCGGCGCTGCCGATGCGTATGTTTCGGACTTTGGCACGCTCGCGGTGGTGCCGAACCGTTTCATGCGTTCGCGTGACGGACTTGTTCTTGACTGGGATTTTATCTCAGTTGACTACCTCCGTCCCTTCAAGCAGGAGCCGCTCGCCAAGACTGGTGACGCTGAGAAGCGTATGCTGATCGTGGAGTTCGGTCTTCGCGTGAAGAATGAGAAGGCGCTTGGAATCGCGGCAGACCTCACGCCGTAACAGTGAAGATACCGTTTAGGATCAACATTTCGATTCCTACGGTTTTCAAAGTGGTTCGTTGGGTGGTGCGGCGAATAACTGCGCCACCCAATGCGCCATCTGAGGGTACGAATACACAGGATACACCCCGGAAAGATCAATGAACTTCGTTTCACTTCACCCGCTCCTTCTTTTTGCGCTGCCCTCGTTCATTCTCGGGCCGCTGCTCAGTCTCGTTCTGCCCGCCGTTGTGGGTGCCCTCGTCACGCCGGTCTACGCCGCCGTGAAGCGTGCATCGACCTTTGTGGATAATCTCCCGAGTCAGGTTCATGTCATGGCCGTCGCGGTCATTGCATTCGTGCTGCCGCAGCTTGGCACACTGATTCCGGGCTTTACCGCCAGCACGCTTGCTGGCGTCGATAGTACGTCAGTTCAGGCGATTCTGGTTTTCCTTGCTTCTCAGGTCACGCATCTTCTGACCGCGAAGCCGGCTCCCGTTGTCCCGACCACGCCGGTTGCCATTCCTTCGGCTTCCGTGAAGCCGAGTTCGGGCACGAAGTCCGCGAGCTAATCAAATGGGTCGCGCAGTTTCCGACGCGCGCCTTTTTGACCACGATCAAGAAACCGGCACGACTGAGTATTTCCACTACAACTCGGATGACGATTCCTTCGTCATTCAGACTCAGACGGATATCCAGCCGATTCTGGAACTCAACCATGAACGGTTCAAGCTGAGTCATGGGTTCAAAGGTGAGTGGAACCACGTAGCAAGTATTCCTGATGTGATTGTCATGCAGTTGAAGTTACAGGGCATTTATGATGACCCTGACCGCATGAAAGAGTGGCTCAATGCTTCAGAAAATCGGATGTTCAGGACACGCCCCGGCCGCATCTAATGACGACTCTTCTCAATAACCGGGGCGAAAAGCAGTACAAGGTCACGATTGCCATTGCAGCGCAGGATCAGGTCGCTACGGGATTTGCGCTTGATCTTGCGCTGCTTGTCGCAGAAGTCTCGAAGAACTATCCCGGTATTACACTACGTACCAATGTGGTGCGCGGTACATATCTCCCGCAACAGCGTATGACATTGGCGAAGGAAGCCCTGAAGAATGATGCGACACATATTCTCTGGATTGATAGCGATATGCGCTTTCCAAAAGATGCACTCATTCGACTTCTCGACCGCGACCTCCCCATTGTTGGCGCGAACTATCCAATGCGGCGTCCTCCTATCATCCCAACGGCGACCGGCCTTGATGGACAGCCCGTATTCATGGAAGAGTCTGCCGGCGGTACACTCGAAGTAGCGCACGCCGGCTTCGGCCTTATTCTGATTGACGCGGACGTGTTCCGCAAAATGCCTACTCCGTGGTTTGCGCTTGGCTATAGCGCAAAGTTCGGAGACTATGAAGGTGAGGACGTGTTCTTCTGCCGCAAAGCTCGCACCGCTGGCTTTGGCACCTTCCTTGATCTGGACCTCTCAAAAGAAATCAAGCATCTGGGCGAGTTTGCCTATGGGTACGCACACGCGAATGTCACCCGCGATGCGTGGTTGGCGCAACAGGCACAAGAGAAAAAGTAGATGCCCTTTACCGATTATGGAGCGCTACAGACTTCGATTGCAAGCTGGCTCAATCGTAATGATCTGACCGCCCAGATTCCAGATTTCATTTCACTTGCCGAAGCCGAAATGGCGCGGCGTTTGCGGCGTACGAGTGTGCGCAATACGAACTTTTCGATTGCCTCAGATACCACGGCACCCCCGGCGGATTTGGTGGAACTGCGGTCGATTCGTTTGATTACGGGACAGCCGGATTTGGACAAACCGCTGACGCTTGTTTCACCGGAAGTTCTGGCTGAAATGCGAGCGATGCAGGGCGCAGCCATTGGGCGTCCGCGTTGGGTGTCGATTATCGCTGGACAGATTGTAGTCACGCAACCGCCTGACCAGACTTACACGGCCGAGATTATTTACTTCCAGTCGCTCACGCCATTGTCGAACGCGAGTCCTACCAACATCGTCTTGACGGCCGCGCCGGATGCGTACCTGTTCGGTTCGCTTCTTCAGGCCGCGCCATTCTTGGAACACGATGAACGTATGCCGGTGTGGCAATCGAAGTTTGACAACGCCATCAACCAGTTGAACGATGTACGCGACCGCGAAGAGTACAATGCGAGTGTGCGTGGAATCCGGCTTCCTGTCGTCTTTGGCTAGTATGCAGAAGAGTCAAGATTTTGTGGCCGGTGAACACGAAGCATCAATCAAACTGATCCTCAAAGGTCAGGAAGCGATGCAAGCGGATATCACGGAAATCAAACTGGCTGTTGCCGAGCGCAAGGGCGAGCGCCGCATGGTCATGTGGATTGTTGGTGGAGTGAGTACGATGGCGAGTGTGGTGATTAGCTGGTTTGCCGCGAGAATCCACTAGTGTTGAACTTTGTACTTCAGCGCGATGACCAAAATGCACTGCGGACACTAGGAACTCTTTCCTGTGGTGACTTCGTGTGTCAGACGCTTGAACTGCCGTGGGAGAACAATGCTCCTGATAAATCGTGCATCCCGGCCAACACGTACATCTGCCAGCTAGAGTTTTCCCCCGACCACAACCAGAAAGTATTCTGGCTTCAGGGCACACAACCGCGCAAGGCGGTAGAGATTCACTGGGGAAACTTTGTGAAAGACACAAAGGGTTGCATTCTGCTTGGCACTAAACGTGAAGCAAATGCGATTGACAACTCAGTGAGCGCTTTTGATGCGTTCATGGCCTTTGTTGGAACCGAAGACCACATCACATTACAGATTATCGACCCGCCGAATGCCTCAGTCTAGTCTTGTCCCACTGAAGTTGCCTCCGGGTATTGCCAATAACGGAACCACCTACCAGAATCGGGGTCGGTGGCATTTGGCAAACTTTATGCGATTCTTTCAGGGGTCGATTCAGCCGATTGGGGGCTGGTACAAATACCCCTATACGCTGAGTGGCTCGAATGTTCCGGGATTTGCCCGCAGTATGTGGGCTGGTCTGAACGATTCGAGTGGCTTTGTGAACTTTGTCACAGCGACGACAAAGAAACTTGTCGTCTCACTCGTTGGACAAGTGAACGTTGAGGCGAATATCACGCCAACCGCACTTGCATCTTCGACGCTCGAAGATTGGACGCTGGACAACTTTGGAAACTACCTTATCGGTACCGCGAACTTCTTCCCCGGCCTCGCCGGAAGTGGCGCGAGCGATACGATTGTGTGGGATGGCAACCCACTTCATCTGGCGAGTACGACGGCCATGACGGGCGCCCCGGTCGGTCCTATTAGTATTGTGGCGACCCCCGAGCGCTTCGTCATGCTGCTTGGTGGTGATGATGGTGCGGGCGAAGACCTTTTCCGTACCGTCTTCTGGGCTTCACAAGAGGGTTATACCGACTGGAACTTTTCGTCTACCACGAACACCGCCGGATTCTTCACACTCGCGACGGAAGGCGCTCTGGTTGCTGGCCGGCGCGGGAAAGGCGAAACGCTTCTGTGGACGAATAAAGACCTGTGGGCTGCCGTCTATATTGGTGGCGACTTGATCTATTCTTTCGTGCGGCGTGGTGACGATAGTGGCGCCATCAGTGCGCACTCCCCGGTTATGCTTGACGGCCGCGCGCTGTGGATGGGTGCTGGAAACTTCTTCTTGTACGACGGCTTTGTGTCTCCGATTCCTTGCGAAATCAACGATCAGATTTTTGGGAATATCAATCAGGCACAAGCCTATAAGGTGTGGGGGATTTCAAACCCACAGTTCAACGAAGTGACGTGGTTCTATCCGAGCCTCAATGCCACGGAATGCGATAGCTACGTAACGTATAACTACACAGAGAACCACTGGGTATTCGGGACACTGACCCGCACTGCTGGCGTCTACGCGCCGCGCTCCGCACAGATTAGTTCGGCCCTCCTGATGGCTGGTACGGACGGTCTTGGTAACATGACGATGAACCAGCATGAAGGAATCGCAACAGGTATTGGTGGGGCATCCCTTTCGTATAACAACGAAGGTGTCGCCTTTATAGAAAGCGGTCCAGTTGAAGTTGGTAGCGGTGATGCGCTTGCAATCATCGAGCGACTCGTCCCAGATGAACGTAACTTTGGCGATGTGCAAATGACACTTTACGCACGCAATCGTCCCGAAGACGCCGAATATACCTATGGACCTTTTGAAATGTCCAATGAGGCGGCGAATGTTCGTATCAAAGCACGACAGGTTCGCGTACGGTACACGACGTGGAATGCTGCGGCCATGAAGGCGCAAACTTCGCCATTTCATTATGTCCCGCGTGACCCCATTACCGCACAAGCAACCTTTAGTCGGGCAACAGTGGCGGATTTTATTGATGGTTCTGGTGGTGCAGCGCTAGTGACGGCGCCTCCCATTCACAGTCCAACGTGGCGAGTAGGCGATATGCGACTGGGAATCCTTACGAGTAGTCGCCGCTAATGGCAAATACCACGATCCCAAATCTGCCGTCACCGGGTCCGAGCTATGATCGTAACAACGAAGCTCAGACTCGTTCGATGATTATGCAGATGCTCCAACAGGTCGCGTCAAGTGCAACGCCCCCGGCGTTCTTTATGATCGACCCTACGGACGCACCGTATAATGCAGTGGGCGACGGAGTAGCGGACGACACAGCGGCCTTGAATGCGGCGTTTACCGCCGCAGCGGCCGATGTGAAAGTTGTGTATGGTGGATCACATACTTTCAAGATCAGTGCTGACGTTTTCTCTAACGGGAATCCCGGTATGATCTTTGACTATGTACCGAATGGTGATACGGGCGGTCCCGGTATCAACCCGATTGGAAATAGTGGGTATGCGGTGGGCGCCATAGTTTTTACAGGCGCCCCGCTTTGGATTCGTGTGTGCGTTTGGGGAACAGGACAAACGCTTGGTGGCAAGCCGGCGCTATACCTTCAGAACGTACAGAAAGCTATCGTTGAGAACGTCC